CGCTACTACAACCAAGTCATTATTGAAATCAACAAAGATATTGATCATCAATATCAAGGCTTAGCAAAATCAGTTGGTGGATTAAAGAATGCCTATTCAGCTGTTAATGCGTTGGATATTGCTGATTACGAGAATGAAGCTCGACAGTTAGTTCTTCAAGGGGCACAATTACGGGCACAAGGGAAACACGTTACTTTTGCTTCATTCAGTGATGACGTTAACCGGCGCATGAAAATTTACAATGCGACGATGAGGATTAATCGGCTTGAATATCTTAAAAGTCAAGTTGGTTTACATTTGACTGAAGCTAACATGCACGTTGCTAGTGACCTTCAAGACAAGTTATCTGATAGCTACATTAAAGAAGTTAAGCGACAATCAGGAATACTTGGTAAAACACTTCAGTACAATACCGCACTAATTGATAACAATAACATCGCTAAAATTGTTATGGCTTCTACTGAAGGTGCTAACTGGAGTCAACGGCTGTGGTTAAATCAGGATGCCTTAAAAGCTCAACTAGATTCAGTATTAGCAACTAGTATCGTAACTGGACAAAGCAATCAAGCAATTGCTAAACGACTTCGTGACCAGGTTAAATCAACGGTTAAAAATCATTCTTACGTTACTGAGCGATTGGCAAGAACAGAAGCGGCCCGCGTTCAGTATCAAGCACAGATTGACAGCATTAAGGCTGCCGATTACAAGTACGTGAAGTGGTACGCAGAACCGGGTGCTTGTCGAATGTGCCAAGAGATTAACGATAATGATGAGTATGATCTTGGCTATGGTGTATTCCCGGTTGATGAAGCACCACAAATTCCAATTCATCCTAATTGTCGCTGCAGTATATCGGCATATTGGATTGACAACAAAGATAAGCATTCAGATTAATTCTGAGTGCTTTTTATTTTGGAGGTAAAACTATGGATATTGAAAAGATTTCATACACGCCTGAAATGGTCGATGGCTTACGTCAATCAGTTATGATCTACAAAGCCTTGTTAGATCAGGCCAAAGAAGAAACAGATTCAATCGAAGAAGCGTATGAACTTGCTGATCGTGTTTACCAAAATATGCTTCGATCAGCTCAATGATATATTGTCCGTTCCGTGTGTAGTGGACGTTAAACAAAACCCGAGTTGTCTCCCATGACGTTAAATGCGAGTAAAGGAGGTTCTAGAAATGGACGATAACAAGAACACTGAAGTAGAAAAGCAAAATGTTACTGAAACTGAAGAACAACCGAAGAATGATGGTACCGATTCTAAGGAAGAAAAGCAGTTAGACGGTGATAAATTAGTCAAGAAACTTCAGAAACGAATTGGTAAGGAACAAAACGAGAAACACTCTCTTCAAGACCAATTGGATAAGGCTAACGAGAAGATTAAGCAGCTTCAATCAGGTAAATCTATTAAGGACTTATCGGACGAAGACAAGGCAAAGAAGGCTGAAAGCGATAAGGACAAGAAAATTGCCTCACTTGAAGCACAAATCACTCGTCGGGACAACATCAAACAAACCGATGAGGTCTTCAAAGAAGCCGGATTAAACGTTAGTGATGATGTACTTAACATGGTTGTGGTCGATAATGACAAGCAAACATACGCTAACGTTCAAGCGTTAATTAAGTACACTAATCAGATTCAAAGCGGTGTGAAAAGGGAACTTCTCAAAGGTTCTACACCAAAAATCAATGGCAAGCCGTCAATGACCAAGGCTGAAATCACTAAGATTAAAGACCCACTCAAGCGACAAAAAGCCATTGCCGAAAACTTAGACTTATATCAACACTAGGAGGAATTAAAATATGGCAACAGAAAATATTACAACTTCAACCGATTTAATCGCACAATCTATTGACTTTACGGAACAATTTACAGGTTCAATTAGTACTTTACTTCAAGCGTTAAATGTAACTCGGATGCAACCGATGGCGGTTGGTTCACAAATCAAGATTTACAAGTCAGAAGTAACTAAGGCGAATGGCAATGTCGCTGAAGGCGAAGTAATTCCTTTAAGCAAGGTTACTCGAAAGTTAGCTGATACTAAGGAATTGGCTTACAAGAAGTACCGGAAGCAAACTACTGCCGAAGCAATTCAATCAGCTGGTTTTAATGCTGCGGTAAATGATACTGATAGTAAGTTACTTCGTTCTATTCAAGGTGATATTAAGAAGGACTTCTTCGACTTTGTTCAAACTGGTACTACTAAGACTTCAGGTGATACTTTCCAAAAGGCAATCGCTCAAGCGTTAGGTCAATTGGCTATCAAGTGGGAAGACGACGACGTTCAATCAGTTCTTTTTGCTAACTCATTGGATTTCTACACTTACTTAGGTGACTCAAACATCACTACTCAAACTGCCTTTGGTTTGACTTACATTCAAAACTACCTTGGCTTTAACACAATCATCTTAACTGGTGCAGTAAAGCAAGGCACGATTGCCGCTACTGCTAGTCAAAACTTGAACTATGCTTACGCCGCACTAAATGGCAACCTTAACCAAGCCTTCAATCTTACTACTGATGAAACTGGTTTAATCGGTGTTGTTCACAATTCAGTTACTGAAAATGCTTCTTACGAAACTATGGCTTTGACTTCCGGTGTATTATTCCCAGAACGGCTTGATGGTATCGTGGTTGCTACTATTGCTCCGTTAAAATAACACCGCCCGACAATAGCGGAGCGGGCGAAACCGATGTAAAGCCAACTTCCGCTAATACGGTGGATGAAATTAAGGCTTACATGGATAAACACGGGATTGCCTACACTTCAACTGATAACAAGCCTGATTTATTAGCAAAGTTAGGTGATTAGTATGGCTGATAAGGAACATGCAGTTGATATTGCAGAGTTAAAAACAATGCTTCAATTAACTACCGACAAGCAAGACTCACTATTGAAATTGATTATTAAGAACACCGAACAGGCACTAAGTTTCAAGCTAAGTCTTTCTGAGGATGAATCTATTCCAGAAGACTTGGCTTTTATTGCACTTGAGGTTTGTGTTCGGCGGTATAATCGAATTTCTAACGAGGGGATGGCTTCCTATTCACAAGAAGGGCAGTCAATCACCTTTAATTCGTCTGACTTTGACGATTTTATGGATGATATTAATGCTTGGCGAGAACAGAACGGGAAGAATGTTAGATCATTAGGCCATGTTCAGTTCTTCAATCCATACAGAGGTGATAGTCGTGCGTTACAATAGCGTAATTCGCTTTTACTCTGAAGGTAGCAAGAAGTATAACTTCCAAACTTCTAAGTCTGAGGGTTCACCTAAGCTTCTTTTAGAAGTGATGGGTAATGTTACTGATATGGGGATAGACCGCTCTAAAAATTTACTAGATTCAATCTCACAAGGAACTAAAATAGTCCGCCTGGTTGAACCGGTTAATTTTAAGTGGAGCTACTTAACAATTGACGATTCATCGAAGAAGTATCGTTTGAGGACGGCATTAAAGCCGTTAAAGAATTATTCGTTATTGGTAGGTGAGGATGTTGGCTAAGATTGTCAAAATTGAAGGACTAGACGAGTTGCAAGCCGGATTAAAGGGCCGAATGAATCTCTCTCCTGTGATTGACGTGGTTAAAAAACATGGTGCGCAATTATCTAGTCGAACTCAATCTAATATGCAAGCTGCATATACTCACGGGTATTCAACCGGACGAACACGACGTTCAGTTAAACCAATCTTTAGTGATGCTGGCATGACCGTTTCAGTTGGTCCTACCACTGATTATTTCCCGTATCTAGAATATGGGACGCGGTTCATGAACGCAATGCCTACGTTAAAGCCTGCCTTTGATGTGCAATCGCAAATGTTTATCAATGAACTTAAAAGGTTGATGCAATGATGAAATCACCGCAACAAGAATTGTATGATTACGTTGGTTATCAATCAGAATTAATGGGATATGACACCTACGATCATTTACCAATGGAATCTGAAAATACTGACTATCCATTTGTGCAAATCGGTGATATTAACACTGTTCCGCTTCCTAATAAATCAGCTATTAGTGCTGAATTAAATTTAACAGTTAATGTTTGGGGCAACCAAGACCAACGATTAGTTATTGATACGATGGCTAATTCGTTGTTAATGGTTGTCTCGAAACGTTTTAAAACTGAGCACTACCGTTTTAGGGGGATGCTTAGCGGGAGCAATGTTCAAATGATGCAAGATACCAGCGTTCCAGATACCGTATTAAATCATGCAATCGTGCAAATGAAATTTAGATTAATCTGAAAGGAAGTTATAGATAATGGCTAGTGATATTCAAGTCCTTCAAGGACTAGATACTGTTGCTTATGTTCGGCTAAAGAAAAATGCCGGTAAAGAACGAGGTCAATTGATTCCATACCAAACTAGTTTGGACTTTGACCCTCAACGTGATACTGATACTACGCAAACTAAGATGGGTGGGGTTCCTACTACTTCTTCATTGGAAACTGACCTTGAAATCGAATTTGTTCATAACATCAGTAAAGTTTCTGATGATTTAATGACTTCACTCTTAAAGAATGAAGATATTGAAGTATGGATTGTTTACCGCAAGCGTCGTAATGCACAAGGTCAATACTTTGCTTGGTACATGCAAGGAATTGTTTCTGAAGATGAAAACGAAAACGACCCAGACGACAATTCAACTCGTGACGTAACCTTTACTATTAAGGGCGAACCACAACGCGGTTGGTTAACTCTTCCTGATGAAGCTGAAGAAGAACTTGCTTATGTCTTCCAAGGTATCGGTGTAGTTACTTCAGAAGATCCAACTGGTCAAGGCACTGCTTATGTTGATGCTGACGCTGGTACGGGTTCAGCTGATTACGCAGCTCCAGCTACAGGCGACAAGGGAAAGTAAGATAGTGATAAGTAATTAAAAGCGGGCAGTATTATCACTGCCCGTCTTTTTCGTATGGAGGAATAAAAATGGAAATCAAGTTAAATAACAAGACAATTCAATTAAATTTTGGTGTTCGCTTCGTTCGTGAACTGGATAAGGTAGCCGGTATGACAGTCAATGGTCAATCATTTGGCTTTGGACTAACTAAGTCATTACCTGCTTTGAAGGCTTATGACCCTGCTGTTTTAAGTGATGTTATTTATTCAGCCGCCTATGGTAACAAACCTCGTCCTTCTCAAAACACAATTGATGACTTCATTGATAACTGCACTGACTTAGGAAAGGTGTTCGATGAAGTTCAGCAAGGGATTGATGAATCGAACGCTGTTAAGGTGGCAGCAAAAAACATGAAAGCCTAGAGAATACGAAAAGCCAAACCAGCGAACAGCAGTACCGAGAGATACTACTCAATGGTTTGGCTTATTTAGGTTTCTCTAGGATTGAAGATATTGAAAAGATGGGGTTGAAAGAATACCAATTAAGGCTTGAAGCATATCGAATTAAACAGGTTGAAGAAGAACGAAAATTAGCTTTGCAGGCATGGAATAACGATGCTGTAAAGTCTCTGAAAGGGAGTTCAAAGCATCCAAAACGAGTTTATACCAAGTTTCAAGAGTTCTTTGACCAAAAGAAAGCGATTGAAAAGGTTCGATCAGAATTTGAACCGGACTATCAAGCCGTTTCAGAAGAAAAGCCAAGAGATGTTGGTTCAGTCCTATCTAAACGAATTGAAGAATTTAAGCGGTTAAAGAAGGCAGGAAAGATTATCCCGCTAAAAGAGAGGAGGTTAAACCATGACTGAAAGTTATAGTGTTCGTGCCATCCTCTCAGCTGTTGATTCTTCTTTTAGTTCAACCCTTGCACGAGCTGGTCAGGCTACTCAAAATTTTGGTAGTGCAGTTAATCAGAAAATGCAAGGTGTCGGTAAAGCAATGACTGTAGCTGGAGCGGCTACTACCGCAATGGGAGTAAAGGCTGTAAAAGGTTTTGGTGACTTTCAAGCTTCATTAAACCAAGCTGCGGTTATTGCCGGTGGTACTTCTAAGAACATTGGCGAATTAGCTGATGTTGCTAACCACATGGGAGCTGTTTTACCAATCTCTGCACAAGATGCAGCTGATGCAATGGTTGAAATGGCTCGTAACGGTGCATCGCTTGATGATATTAAGAAGCAATTCCCAGCGATTGCCGAAGCTGCAACTGCCGCTGGTGCTAATTTGCAAACAACAGCAGGTGTTGTTCAACAATCAATGAACATCTGGGGAGATAGTCTTAAATCACCACAACAAGCCGCCGCAATCCTGGTTCAAACGGCTAACGCTTCTAATGCTTCAATTGAAGATATGCAACAGGCATTAGCTACTATTGGTTCAACAGCTAAGATGGCTGGAATGGATATGCAAACAACTTCCGAAGCGATTGGATTGCTTACTAACCGTGGATTTAGTGCCGCACAAGCTTCTGATGATTTGAACCACGCCATTACGCAGATGTTGGCTCCTTCTTCGATTGCTAAAAAGAAAATGGATGAATTAGGATTAACATTTGTTGATAGTGCAGGGAAGATGAAACCATTCCCACAAATTTTGCAAGAAATTGCTGATAAGACTAATGGAATGGGTGATGCTCAAAAGACTGCTGCACTTAAAGCAATGTTTGGTGCTTCTGGTATGAAGGCTATTGCTCCATTGCTTGATGCAATCAATAATAAGACCGGTGATGCTAAGAATAGTTGGTCTGCATATGCTGCTGAACAAGACAAAGCTGCACATTCAACCGCTGCTGCTACTAAATTCTTACAAGACCAAGCTAACGACATGCAACAAAATATCGGTTCAAAGATTGAACAAGTTGGTGGTAACTGGGAAGCGCTTCGAAATAAAGCGATGGCTGCTAAAGGCGGAGTCAACGGTGCTATGCTTGATATGATTAATCAATCTATCGAGTGGGCTACGACTTCTAATAATTCTATGGCTCAGTTCATTCGCGGTTTTGTTGGATTATCTCCAGTTATTGGCCCGGCTATCACTGCGGTTGGTGCATTCACAACCAATGTCGGTAAAATTGTTGGATTAGTTGGTGGAGCTGTTGGTGCTATTGGTAATCTTGGAAGAGTGTTTATTGTACTTAAACAAGCAGCAAATGTTACTGAAGCAATAACGGCATTAGAAAAGTTAGCAAAGAGTTCTACTATTGCTAAAACAGCAATGGTTGGGTTGCAAGCAGGTCAGGCAATATTTACCGGATTAAAAACGGCAGCCGTGGCTTTAGGTGGAGGTCTGCAAGCACTCTGGGGAATAATGCTTGCTAATCCAATTACCTTGGTTATCGCTGCTATTGCCGCAGTGGTAGCCGCCTTAGTTCTGTTCTTTACTAAGACCAAGACAGGTCAACAAATGTGGTCTAACTTTGTTAACTTCCTAAAGAATGCTTGGAACGGCTTAGTTTCTGTTGCTCAAACAGTTTGGAATGCGATTACCCAAGCGTTCCAGAAGCCGATTGAGATTATTAAAACTCTTTGGTCAGGAATTAAAGACTTCTTTAGTCAATTATGGCAAGGAATTGTTTCAACCGCTCAAGGTGTTTGGAGTAGTTTTACAACAGGGATGGCACCAATCATTGATTCCATTAAAAACTTGTGGAGTGCATTAACCGATTTCTTCTCAGTATTATGGCAAGGAATTGTTACTACTGCACAGACTATCTGGAACACTTTAGTTCAGATATTTACACCGATTGTTGAAGCAATTAAAGCCGTTTGGCAACCACTGTCTGAATTTTTCAGTACGATGTGGCAAGGCATTGTCACTGTTGCTCAAACTATTTGGCAAGGTTTAGTTACAGTGATTCAAAACGTTTGGACTAATATTCAAACCGTTGTTCAGACTGCTATTCAAGTGTTGTCTACGGTTATTCAGACTGGAATGCAGGTTATTCAAACGATTTGGTCAACAGTCTGGGATGTTATTAAGACAGTAGTTCAAACTGTTTGGACGGTTATTTCAACCATCATTTCTACTACAATTAACGTGATTGCTGGAATCATTAAGGCTGTGACTGCTGCGATTCAGGGCGATTGGTCAGGAGCTTGGAATGCGATTAAAGATGTTGTTTCAACAGTTTGGAACGGCATTAAGACCGTTGTTACTACAGTTATTAATGCTGTAAAGTCCGTTATTAATAGTGAAATGAATGCCATTAAGTCGGTTATGACTTCTGTTTGGAATGCTATTAAGTCTGTAACTTCGAGTGTTTGGAACGGTATTAAATCAGTCGTTTCTAGCGTTGCTAATGGTATTCGCTCGGTTGTTTCAAGTATGATGAGTTCCGTTCGTTCAGTATTTAGCTCTGGATGGAACGCTGCAAAATCAGTAACTTCCAGTGGAATCAATGGTGCAGCTAACATTGTTCGTAATGTAGCTTCAAGCATGGTTTCAGCTGGTCGAAATTTCGTTATGGGCTTTGTTAATGGTATTCGAGGTGCAATTGGAGCTGCTGCTAGTGCCGCTGCAAGCATGGCTCGTGCTGCCATGAGTTCTGCTAAGGCAGCGTTAGGTATTCACTCACCATCACGGGTAATGCGTGACCAGGTTGGTTACTATGTAGCAGCCGGTATGGCTGTTGGTATGCGTGATAATGCTGATATGGTACAAAAGGCGGCTAACAGTTTAGCTCAGTCTGCTGTACCATCTATTGATTTAGGCGCTTCAATTAACGGAGTGATGAATCAAGGACGGTTAAGCAATACAATCAACGGTACGATTAATCATGAATTGACCGTTAATCAACAACCAGCCTATATTAACGTGGCGCTGGGAGGTTCTGAATACTCAACTTTCGTTGAAGATATTAGTCGCGAACAAGGCAACCAAGCTTCATTACAACGGAATTATCGTTTCTAGGAGGTGACTATCATGTATAAATTTAGAGACTTGTCAATTGACCGGGAATACAAACCTAAAGAAAAGCCAGTTGAAGCATTGAATTATGGTGGTCACTGGTTAGATGATGAAGTACCTGGATTTCAAACTCTGGTGACAACCGGACGTCAAACGTTTCAACGGCAGGTAAATGCTACTTCACGAGTTGGCGATGGTGATACTTATTTAAGTTCACGAATTGAGTCTAAAAAGATTGAAGTAATGTTCAATTTTAAGTCAGATAATATCAGTGAATATAATGAACGGCTAAATAAGTTGAAACAATTGTTGTATCAACCTAACCAGCCTTTTTTCTTTGCTGATGAACAAGAATATCACTATGTTGGTACTGTATCTGAACTGACTTTAGATAAAAACACGTTAAATACTACCGGTAAGATTACGATCAATGTCTCTGATCCATATCAATATGGTAAAGAGAAACATTTAAGTGGCGTAGGAGTTAATGTGAATATTGTCGATGATGAATTGAAATATCCACAAACTCCTAAATCGTTAGTATTTACGCCAACTATGGCAACTAGCAACTTAAAAGTCACTTGCGGCAACAAAAAAATCGAACTATCAGTCGATGTTGGCGCCGGGCAACCGGTAAGGGTTGATTTTGATAACTTAAATGTCTCAATCAATAATGTTGATAGTCTGATGGATGTTACTCTTGATTCTAATCTAAGTGATTTCTTAATCGTAAATGGTTCAAGCATCGGATTTAATACTAATGGTAACTATGAATTAACTTATGAGGTGAAGAAACTATGAAAATGTTTCTGCTTAATCATCAACAACGAGTTAAGAAGTGGTTAACTGACAAAAACTTTATAGAAGCAACGTTAACTGAGCAAATTAATGCAGCGGATGAATTAAAATTCTCCCTGCCACTTAAAGCTCGGTTGCCTGCTTCTTTTTATTTTGCAGTGATTCCACGTCCGCGTCATGATGATTATTTAATGTTTAAGATTATTCAAGAACAAGTGCAAAACGACCGGATTCAGTATACCTGTGTCGAAGCAGCCTACGATGAATTAAAATCGTATAACTATATTAAGGATATTCGACCACGTGATCGAACAGCTTCTAATATGTTACAAATTGCTTTACAGGGCACCCGATGGAATGTTGGTCAAGTTTCCGATGGTGGAACTTCTTCGACTAACTTCTATTACGTTAATACGTTGGAAGCAATCCAGAAGATTGTTAATCTGTTCAATCTTGAAGCAGTTTTCAGTGTTTCATTGGATAAACATAACGCCTGCGTGGTTCGACGACGGGTTAATCTGTATTCTCAACAGGGTGAACGAACCGGAAAACGGTTTGAATATGGCAGTAATTTACTAACAGTAGAACGAGAAGAAAATTCTGAAAACTTAGTTACGGCTTTAATTGGTCGTGGTAAGGGTGAAGAAATCTACCATGATGCTGATGGTAATAAAACTACTGCTCCTGCTAGTAATGCTAATGATGCTCCTGATGGCTACAGTCGGCGGATTAACTTTGCTGATGTAGTTTGGAGTAAATCAGCTGGTAATCCAGTAGATAAGCCCGCTGGTCAAGAATATGTAGAAGATCCTAACGCTACTGCTGTTTATGGTTTTGATGATGGTAAACCACGGATTGGATTAGAAATCTTTGAAGACATTACTGACCCGAACGAGTTGCTTCAAGCAACTTGGAAGTCACTACAAGTATTGAAACGGCCTAAAGTTAGTTTTAAGGCTAGCGTGATGGACGTTGGTAACCTTGGCTTAGGTGATACAGTAGCGATTATTCGTCATGATATTCAGATTGAATATTTTACGCGGGTTTATAAAGTTACTCACAATTTACTTGATGAGAAACAAAACACCATTGAACTTGGAGATGGTTTTAGTAGCCATTCAATGACTTCAACCATCGCTTCGATGAGTGGAGCTATTGAAAAAGTTAAAGAAACAGCGGGATATGCTGCTACTTCAGCTAATGGTAAAAATACTAATTTCTATTCTCAGGATAAACCAGCTTATGCGACTGAAGGTGACCTTTGGTACAAAGACTTAGGCAATGGCGAAACTGATTTATACCAGTATCATGACGGAAATTGGATTTTAATTTCATCAACCCGTGAACTTAACCAAGCTAAAAAAGAGATTGATCAGCAACTGGATAATCTCAAACAGCTTGAAAAAGATAAGGGTATTGATATTGATGCGATTAAGAAAGATATGAAGTCGATTGAAGATACTGCTAACCAAGCATTCAAAAATGGTGAGACTAATCGAACTGATTTAACTAAATTAGACGGTGAAATTCTTGGTCGAGTCACTCAGGTATTAAACACCGGTGGTTATGCTACCCAATCATGGACGCAGGGGCAATTCAAACTAAATAATGATAGCTTTAACGTTCAAATTGATAATGTATTGAAAACTGCCAACGATAATGCTGATAAGATTGCTAAGTTAAACGTTGATTTAGCTGGGATTCAAAGCACTGTTGCTACTAAGGCTGATATTTCACAGGTTAACCAGAAAGCTAACGAATGGTCAGTTAAAGTTGAAGGGCTAGATAAAAAGCTTGAACAACGAACTGGTGTTAATCCAAATATGCTAAATGGTACTGCAGACTGGTCGGGAGATTGGTATGAAGATCAGTGGAACTCTGGTGAACACATAGTAACTCAATGGACTAGCGATGGTTGGAATGATCCTGAAGGAAACACGGCATTAAAGTCTTCGACTCCAACTGGCTATCCTCCTAATAAGGTAATAAATCTTCAAAAGGGAATATACACTTTAAGTGGATGGGTATACAGTAGCAGCGCAGAAACTAGCTATTGGCTTATTGGGATGGAGCCTATATTGATTGATGGGAAGAAAGCAAAGGTTGATTCTCCTGATAAATTATTTTCTATTCCTGCTAATCAATGGGTAAGACTTTCTGTAACATTTAAAGTTGTTGAATCAGGATTAACTCGTATTGCAGTTAATCAACCTTCTATCACGAACGTTTATCATGTTGGAAGCTTAAAACTTGAAAAAGGTGACAAAGCTACCGCTTGGGTTCCATCTGCTAATGACCCGTATAAAGGTACCGGTGAGTCATTAAGCATGATTAATGTTGACGCAGGCAACATATTATTTAAATCTAAGAAGTTATATTTAGACGCAGATAGTACAGTATTTGGTGGAAAGGCATTTATCCCAGACGCTGCTATTAGCAACTTATCTGCGGATAAAATTACCACAGGAACACTAAATGCCGGGTTACTTAATGTAATTAATATCAATGCTAACTCTATTACTACTGGTACAATTCAAGGGACAAATTTGAGTATTAATTTAAACTCTGGTGATGTTCAATTCATGCACGGAAGAATTCATGATCTTTGGAATTACATTGATATAAATATTGATCAAAACTATATTTCAACGGCTAGTTATGGAACCAGAGCCTTGTTAAAAAATGGCGAGCTTCAGCTTACCCAACCTAATATATTTGATACTAACAGTGATCAATGGTATTTCAGATTGTATAACGGTGGAGGAACCGGTGATGCATGGACCGGTGCAACACTTGTTGGACGAGATTCAATTACTATTACGAATAAAGACAACAATACCGGAGCTACTGGTTTTTCAGCTAACCCAATCGGTTCGGATGGCTTTTCTGGATTTTTTACTGGAAAAGGAACTGCAAACAGTTGGTTACCTACAATAATTGGTGGAGCTGACAGAGGAATTTTTATGCGTGGTGGTTCAGCAATGAGTCAAGGCCACGATATTTTCAATATGGGAAACGGCACTCTTTTTGAAACGCACCCTTACATAGCTATTGGAACCAATGCAAATGTAAGTGGATGGTGGGGCAATCGTACGGTCATTGAAGGTGAATATGTTCATATTCCATCTGCTTACCGTAATACCGCTTCTTCCGGATCGTGGTTAATGGTTGCTCCAGACGGTGCATTAATTCGTTCTACATCTGCTTCAAAATATAAGACTGACATTAAACGATCATACGTATTTGATTACGGTGATCGTTTATTAGATCTACCGACTGCAACTTGGATGGATAAAGCTGAAATGAAGCGTTATTCAGATGGAGAGTCTGAAGAAAAACCAACTCGTAACTTCGGGATGATTGCTGAAGACTTAGCTGATGCCGGATTGGAAATGTTAGTTCAACGTAATCCTGAAGGTGGACTAGAAGGTATTCAATATGACCGAATCGGTGTTGCTTTGATTCCTGTCGTTAAACAATTAAAAGATAAAGTAAAACAATTGGAGGAAAAATTAAATGAACAACAATAATGCAGAAGCTATCGTACAAAACTTACTCAACAAGGTTGGTACTTTGGAATATCAAAACACCTTACTGCAAGTTGAAAATGAATCACTTAAGAAGCAAGTATCTAAGGATGATAAAAAGAAAGGTGATAAGTAATGGCTTTAATTAAAGAAAAGACCGTTTCGTTGATGGGACGGTCAGTAATTAATAATATTGAAATTGCTCGGTTTAATGCCAATGTAGCAACTAATGATGATAGTATGACTACTACTAACACTACAGTGAATAATGTCGAAGCTTATCGAAAGAACATTAAGCAAGTTCGCAAGGACGCTGATGAATTTCGGGAGTATGTCCGGGAAGCCGAGGACAGTGTATTCACCGATGATTCAACTGAAAACGCA